TATCAAGAGCACAAGCTCAACATGGTGGAAATGCACTACGACGGCTGCGAGGTCTCCTGGGTCAAGCCTGCCGAGCCAGAGGCCGCCTAATGCGCCAGCACCGCCCCGATCACGTCCTAGAGCGAGCCGAGTTCTTGTCACGCGCTCGCTCCATGGCCCGCCGGGGCGTTGCCCTGACGCATAGCAAACTCACGCCAGCAGAAGTGCAGGAGATCCGTCAGGCCAAGGAAAACCGCCTAGACCTGCTGGCCCACATTGCCGAGACCTTGAGCAATTCCGCACTGGCAGAAAAGTACGGCGTTCATCCACGCACCATTGAGAAGGTGCTGTCTTATGAGACTTGGAGCCACATCAAATGAGTGCAATCCCAATCCCCGACGAGGTAGCCGCGGCCATCGACGCCGCCCACGAGCGCCAGGTCGAGCTGCCCAGGTCGCACCTCGGTGCCAGCCAACTCGGTCATGCTTGTGATCGGTGGCTGTGGCTGTCCTTCCGCTGGGCGGTGCGCGAGCCATTCCCTGGTCGCATCCTTCGGCTCTTCCGCCGGGGCCGGCTGGAGGAGGCCACAATAGCAGCGGACCTCAAAGCGATTGGGATTGAGATACACAGCACCGAGGGTGCCCAGGCCCGGGTTGACTTTGGCTCGCACGTCTCCGGCAGTCTGGATGGCATCATCGAATCTGGCGTCCCTGGAGCTCCGAAGGCTCGGCACATCTTTGAGGCCAAGACGCACAGCAAGAAATCGTTTGACGATCTGGCCAAGCACGGCGTCGAGAAATCCAAGCCAGTCCATGCCGCCCAGATGCAGGTCTACATGGCCGGCACGAACATTGACCGCGCCTTGTACTTTGCAGTCTGCAAAGACGATGACCGCATCTACACCGAGAGGTTGCGCTACAGCCGCACCGAGGCCGAGCGCCTGATTTCCCGCGGGCATCGCATTGCTCTGGCGGACAGGATGCCTGAGCCCTTGTCCAGCAATCCAAGTTGGTACGAGTGCAAGTTCTGCGCAGCGCATGACTTCTGCCACGGCAGCAAGAAGACCAAAGAAGTCAACTGCCGAACCTGCGCCCACAGCACGGCGGAGCCATCCACGCCAGACAGCGATGCGCATTGGACCTGCGCACGATTCGACCGCAGCGTGATCCCGATTGAGACGCAATACACCGGCTGCGACAGCCATGTCCTGCATCCTGACTTGGTGCCATGGCAGCGACTGGACGGGCCGGATGCTTGGACGGCTATCTATCTCATTGATGGGCGAGAAGTCGCCAATGGGGAGGGGGATGCTAATGTGTATGGCAGCCGGGAGTTGTTGAATGCTCCGTGACTACCAACAACGCACAATAGACCAGCTCTACACCTGGTTCGATCACAACGCCACCGGCAATCCCTGCCTGGTGCTGCCCACCGGCTCGGGCAAGAGCCACATCATTGCAGCCCTGTGCAAACGGGTATTGCAGGAGTGGCCGGACAGCCAGATTCTGATGTTGACCCACGTCAAGGAATTGATAGAACAGAACGTCGAGAAGTTGCGCCAGCACTGGCCCGATGTACCGGTGGGCATCTACAGCGCCAGCATCGGCAAGAAGCAGCTTGGCGAGCCGATCACGTTTGCCGGCATCCAGTCGGTGCGTAAGAAGGCCGCGCTGCTAGGCCACGTTGACCTGGTGCTGGTAGACGAGTGCCACCTGATTGCGCACAAGGACCAAGGTGGCTATCGCTCGCTGTTGGCCGAGCTGCTGGCGATCAATCCGCGTCTGCGGGTGGTGGGCCTCACCGCAACACCTTACCGCCTCGGCCACGGAATGATTACCGACGAGCCGGCCATCTTTAAGGAACTCATTGAGCCAACAAACATCCTCGAACTGGTACGCCTCGGCCATTTGGCGCCGCTACGCTCTAAGCACACCACCGCCCAGCTGGACACCAGCGGGGTTCACAAGCGTGGCGGGGAGTTCATCGAGGCCGAGTTGCAGGCCGCAGTCGACACGGCAGATCAAAACAATTCCGTGGTGCGCGAGATCATCAAGCTCGCCGGGGATCGCAAGGCCTGGCTGGCCTTCTGCAGCGGCGTCCAACACGCGTGGAACATATGCGACAAGCTGAACGAGCTCGGCATCGTGGCGGACTGCATCACTGGCGCCACGTCGAAGCGCGAGCGGGAACGCATCATCGGCGAATTCAAGGCGGGGAACATCCGCTGCCTGACTAACGCAAATGTCCTGACCACCGGGTTTGATTATCCAGACATTGACCTAATCGCCATGCTGCGGCCCACCATGTCGCCAGGCCTCTACGTCCAGATGGCGGGCCGGGGTTTGCGGCCCAAGAGCCATACCGATCACTGCCTGGTGCTTGACTTCGCAGCGGTGGTGGCAACGCACGGCCCGATCACGCATGTCCGACCGCCGAACAAGAAGGGCGACAAGGAGGGCGCAGCGCCGGTGAAGGTATGCGACAACTGTCAGGAGTTATGCGCCCTGGCGGCCCGTGTATGCCCTGCCTGCGGGCATCCGTTCCCGGAGCCTGAAGTTAAGAAGCTCAAGCTCCAGAACGATGACATTATGGGGTTGGCGGGCAAAGAGATGGAGGTGACTGCTTGGCGCTGGCGCAAGCATGTCAGCCGAGCCAGCGGGCAGGAGATGTTGATGGTGACGTATTACGGCGCACTCTCTGATGCACCAGTGAGCGAATACATGCCGGTGAACAATCCCGGCTATGCAGGCGAGAAGGCGCGGAGGACTGTGGCAGAGATCGCCTCGGGCGCCGATGTGCTTGTGTCCGACCTCTACAACCCGCTGGACGTGGTGGCCGACATTCTTTCCTGCGGCGATGCGCCAGCAATGATTGAGTTCAAGATGGACGGTAAATATCACCGTGTTATGCAACGAAAATGGAAACTAGATGCGCCACAAACAGCCTGAGATCGTGACGATCTACTACAAGATGCTCGAGGCCGGGCCGCCCAAGTGCTGCCATAGCTGCGAAATGTATGGCACGGACGGCCTGTGCGTGGAGTTTTTCAAGGAGCCGCCGGAGGAGTTCGCCGCCACGCCGGATGCCTGCAACAAGTGGGTGATGGACCTGCCCTTCTGATGAAAACAGAACACGAAGAGCAGCGCGAGCTGGTGCAGTGGATCCGCCAGGCCTGCGGGGTGAGGGTTTTCGCGGTGCCCAATGGCGGGCTTCGGGGCATCGCCGCGGCTGGTCGCTTGAAGGCCGAAGGCGTCAGCGCTGGCGTGCCCGACCTGTTCGTCCCGGCCTGGCTGCTCTGGATCGAGATGAAGCGGGAGAAGGGCGGCAGCGTCTCGCCAGAGCAGCAAAGCTGGCACGACTACCTGCGCAACCTGGGGCACCATGTGATCGTTGGGCGAGGGCAGGAAGATGCTAAAGAAAAGATGCGAAACCTAGGGTTTGTACCTAGGAATTGATGCTTTTTTTTAGGTAATATCCTTCTCACACCAACCCGCAACCAGCGAACAGGAAAGAACGAAATGAACTACTTCCACCTTAACAGCCGCCTTGAAGTCACCGCGATTCAGGGCAACCTGCCCCCAGAGAACCGTGGCGTGGGCACGCGCTGGTTTTCGATTGGCGACGGCGGCTGGGCTAACAGGAATGACTTCGACAGCCTCATGTTTGCGCAGGTTGTAGCCGACGCGGCGTCGGTGTTTAGCGGCGAGGCGTACGTCGCCACCGATGCCGGCGACCAGTGCAGCCCGCGCTACGACGTCATCCGCGCCCCGGCGGTCGGCGACGAGGTCAGCTACGGGTTCAACGGCGACTGCTACCCCTGCGGCACGGTCGTCAAGGTCAGCAAGTCGCTCAAACGCGTCGAGACCAGCGAGGGCAAAGTTTTCAACCGCAGCAAGAGCACGGGCCGCTGGTTTCAGCATGGCTGGGCGCTGGTAAACGGTCACCATTACGAACAAAACCCACATTTTTAAGATTAACAGCCCGGCCCAGCGCCGGGCACCAAGGAGCCCAAATGATCTCTGATGCCCTCTTCGCCATAGCCCTAGGGCTTGCCGGCGCCACCTTTCTATTCTTTGCCCTGTCATGATCGCAACCAAACACAAGCTCCTGCTCGCCAACGCTTTCGGCATTGCCGGATACAAGCGTGCCTTGTTCGACGCGCTCAACGCCTCGGTGGCGGAAGAGTGCGATGGCGAACGCCTGGTAGCGCTCAACTTTGCAGACGGCTCGCGCCTGGCCCTGTCATGAACGGCGCCCCACCCTGCCCAATAGACAGCGTGGAATTCGTCTACAACATAGACGACGTGGACCAGCCCTTGGTCTGCTACCTTGACTACGAGCCCGAGTGCGCAGGCCACGGGGACCACCCCGATTACCCAAGCACCATGTGCTTGGTTGCCGCCTACATCAAGGACACCGACATTCTCGGCCTCTTGGGCCCGGACAAGATCGAGGCAATCGAACTGCTCGCCTTGGACGAGCAAGAGCGCTTTGATGGCGATGGTGGGTACGATGAAGAATAAGCCGCCGCCAAGCGTAGGCTGGTGGCCCACCGGCGAGCACAAGGTGCGCTGGTGGAACGGCAAGTGCTGGTCGTGGACTTGCTTAGACAGCGACAGCGAGCACCAGATACGTCATTACAGCGCCAAAGAGGCGACCGATGACGTCAAGTGGTATCCACGGCCAGACAGTTGGCCAGAAAGGAGCAAGACATGAGCGAAGAAGATGATTATGAGTATTACCGGCGCATGTTTCGCAGCAGCCTGTGGTGGTCTGTTGCGCTTGTGGCGATGTTTTCGCTGATTGCGTGGTTGGCATGACGCACATCGGTTGGATGATCCTTGAGAGCAATGTTTGCATCTTGCTCACTCGGCGCCGCGAAGAGATGCAGTACTGGGTAGACCTCGGATGCGATGCGGTGCCG